CCTCCGGCATCAGTCCCATACAGTTCAACAGTCCCATTTTCTCTTGTTATTATCCACCCGCCGCTTTGCGTGTAAAGCGCGGCATCGCCGTCTTCCAATTTAGGCGGGCGGACATCGCTGTCTGCTTCAAGCGGCATAATTTCAAAACTATTAAAATCACCTCCGGGACATAACACAAATGTTTTTCCGTTTTTTGCCTTTGCAGTAAAACCGTATGGAAAATATTCTTTCTGTTCCAAGACTCTGCCTGACAGTGTTTTAATTTGCACTTTGCCGTCAGAATATCTTTTTTGAAAAACAGCTCTTGAAAAAAGGTTGCGAAGTTTAGCGCTTAATTGTTTTAAAAAAGCACTCACAAATACGCCTCCTTATTTACAAGTGTTACATCACATTTCATTGAATCGGGTGTCGCTGTGTATTCGACTTCCGATACAAGCAGACTAGCATTAAGCCCAACCGAAGGTATCCTAACAGGGATTAATAAATTTGGAACCCAATAGATTTCTTTTCTTATTGTTTCCCCAAGACTCTTGATCTGTTCGTCAGTAAGCCCCCATCCGGGAATAGTAACTATAGTTTTATTTTCTCGCCTTCGTTTCATTTCTGTTTCAGCGCGGCGACGCAGTTTTTTTTCATCAATAAAAGGATCGGTCAAATCTATTGTTAAAGTGCGGTTACCGGCGCATGTACTGTCAATTACTTTTGCTTCTTCGCCGCCGCCTGTTATAATATATTCATGAAATTGCTCAGAACCGTTTTCTGTCCATTGAATATTTTTGACATTTACCCCTTCAGTAATATTGAACTCTTCGTGTCTGGCACCCGGGCGCCAAAGATATAAATTTCCTGCTTCATTGCTGGTTAAAATATAACCTTGATTGTCTGCCTCGCATATTAATTTAGTCCACGGGCTTTCGTTCTCCCAGTCAAACGCATATACAAACTCTGTCGGATCCGGCTGATTCGTTGGAAATGTATCACACACTATGTCGAATTTTTTTCCTATGTAACAAGTTATTTCTCTAAGCGTCATATCAGAACAGGTATCAGACCATGTTGAATCTATTATATCTCGTGCCGGAGATCGCCCTATAACCTGCAAGCTGTGTTTTGTAATATCTGCATTTTCTGTTATTTCATCAATCAAAACTGTAGTAACACGCCTTTTACCGCCAGAGTCTCTTACCAAATCATTGACACATCTTACTTCTAACCGGTTGTGCTTTCTAAGTTTGCTACTTTCTATCGGCGGAATTTCCAATTCTAGTGTATGACATATTTCATCCAATGATTTTTTTATCTTTATAGATCGCCACATAATTTCTTGCCCGTTGCTGACATTAACTACAATCACTTTAGACATAGGTTACTTCTCCGGATATTAAAAACGAATTTTCTATATCATTCATTCTTCTTAATTGATATTCGTCGCATCCCAAATAATGAGATAATAGTAGAATAGGAATTGGTGTTTCTATTCTTTTACTTAATTCGCGTGCTAATGAACTTTGTCTTATTTTAACGGAAAGTGAAGTCCGCATTTCCATAACAGCTTGATATATATCAGGATTTTCAAGATTTACACTTGTTTCAAGTTTATCGTAAAGTTTCAAGAATCCATCCATTCGCTCACGGCTCTCCTCTTCCATTTCGCTTAAAATCTTTGCAGATACGCATAAACTTACGATGCGATAAAGGTTTTCAATCGCTTTTTGAGTATTATACTGACGCACTGTTGACGCTTGCAAAGGAAGCGTCCAGTTATACGCAGATAAAAACTTCAAAGCAGCATCTTTCTTATTATTTTTACCTGAAAAATATTTGCCGATAGATTGCATAGCTTCACCTACTGAAAGAACAGCCGAAACAATTGCAAAACCGGTATTGATAAGTGCCTGTGCAAATTGCATAGGCACTTGTATTCCTTGTGAAATCAAATTTGTTATACCGGTTATTTCATTAAGTACACTGTTCAGCATATTTTGCGGCATTTGAAGAGAGCCGGTAATTTCAAGCAATTTCTTTTTTAATATACCAAATCCATTTGACATAAAATGAGCATCCGCATCAATTTCAGAAAATATTTCTACAGCAACAAGAGCGGTTTCTTCCGGTTTTATTAATTCATTAAAATCCAGCGCTTGAATACGTTTATCAAGTGAAACACCTGCGCGTTTGAATGTAAGAGAAATCTCACATTGTCCGTTTTCATTTGCTGCTTCCTGTATATTATAACTTTCTAAAACAACTTTAAACCTTCCCCATAAAGGGTGATCGAAGAAACCGGGCGAATCATCGCTGGTAGAGACCGTTAACGCATCAAGGAAATCTAAGCGCTGTTGAATGTAATACTCGCCGCGCAAATATCCGTGTACTGTAATAGACTGCGCTTTTTTGTTTAAAGTTTCGTTAGACCACAATCCAAAAAAAGGGTACTCCGCTGTGTCAACCGATTGCCCTCCTGAAAAATCAAGATTTTTATAAATGAAAGGTATAGGTTCTCCATCAGGCGCTTGGTAACTGGAAAGACGGGGGCTATCGTCTTTTTCAGATCGGTAAGCTTCCCTCCATTTTGCTTCATAAGGTAAAGGCAGCGAAATATCAAAACGAGCTTCGCTCATAAATTATTCCTCACTTTCATTGCAGAACCGGTGTTAACATGAATAGGTATAGTATTATTTTGCATAGTTACCGCCACCTCCGGGCGGCTTCCTGAAAGGTTTATATTAACATCCATAACCGCATGACCTTCCAGTTCGGCTGTTAATGGAGCTATATTAGAACCTGATTGTGTGATCTGCGGAGGTAAATCTGATACCGGCATTCCGCTTCTATTTCTGTGTCTAGATTGAGACCGAGTATGCTGTTCTTTGTTATCAGCTACCGCACCGCCTATTCCTTCGCCTATTTTACGACCTGCCTTACCGCCTAACCACATACCAAGAGCTCCCACACCTGCTCCTACTAAGGCTCCGACTGCTGTTCCAAGCACAGGAACTACAGAACCAATAGCAGCGCCAACGGCAGCGCCTGCCGCCATACCACCGACTCCGCCCGCAACTCCCCCAACAATACTGCCGGTCGCATCTCCAATCGCTCCGCCTTTTACTTTGCCTCGTTCTTTTGAGGTTAGTTCTTCATTTTGTTTTATTTGATTGAGCTCGTTTATCATTTGAGGAAGTTTTATAAAAGCTGCTCCTATTCCCATAGTGACACCGGCTCCAGCGTATTGAGCAGGTTTTAAATTTTTTATAGCGTTTTGCGCATTCGTTAATGGAGTTCCTTTTCCTAATTGTGTTTGTTGAGACGGTACAGGTGCGCTTTTTCCAGCACCGCCTATTCCTCCTGCAGGAATTCCACCTCCGCTCCAATTGGTAACATATACCGGCATGGCTGTAGCCATACTCAATGAACCAAGATTAATATTTCCGCCTTTCAATTTTAATAAGCCGGAGATAAATCTGGTTATTCCGGCAACACCTTTTACCGCAGTTATCGCTCCAATTCCGACTGCAATCCCGGTGAATATTTTTTTTATTCGTTCCGGATCTTCAGATAATTTATTTAAAAGCTCTGTAATATTAGATAAAGGTTTTGTTAAATTACTGTCTGCAAAACTATTAAAAGCGGTCTGCAAATTTTTTACATTTGATTGCAAGGTATCAGCCATTACGGCGGATTGTTTTTGTAATAACCCTGTTGTATCTCCGAGATCATTTAGATTTTCATACATCCGCTCTCCATGCGATACATAGGATCGAATCGCCTGCATGGATGAGTTGCTGAATATTCTGTTAAGGTAATCGATATTACGCTTATCATCAGTCCTTGATGCAATTTCAAGCATAATATCGTTAAAATCTTTGAATTCTTTTGTTGCTTTGTCTCGAATATCAATCCCCATGCGTAATAAATTCCGCCGCATTTCAGGATTATCAAACAACTCGTTCATTGTACTGTAAAGAGCGTTAGCCGCTTTTTCAGGGCTTTTCATACCGGCATTAAGAATTTGCAATGCGATGTTTGCTTTTTTGATATTCTCCGGTACAGTGCCAAGCCTGCTGTAAGAAGAGAAAATCGCAGGAGCTTGTCTTGCAAAATCAGCTAATGAGTAAGAGCCGATATTCGCTTGCGCGGAAAGATCGTCCATCAGTGATGTGATGTGTTCTGTAGTATATCCAAATTTTTGAAATTCAGAAAAAATATCGCCAATTGTTTCACCTGACTCGCCTGTTGCTTGGATTGCAAGAGCGACATTTCTGATATTTTCTTCAGCGTATTGCAGATCGTTGGTTTTATTAACAATTACATCTATGCTGTTTAATAAATTGTTCGCATCAATTTTAATATCAGCTGCTTGCGCCGTATCAAAAATAGTTCGTTTTAATTTTGAAACTTCATCCGCTGACATGCCTGCAGAAATACCGAGCCGTGTCATACGATGATCCATTTCGATAATGCCTTTCGTAGCCGCACCGACAGAAAGTGAAATACCAAGAGCGGCAAGTTTTGCCGCTGTGCCGGAAGCCATTTTGTCTACTTTCTCAATAGCTCCGAGTGTTTTTTCACTAAAACCGGAAGCCGCACCGGCGGCTTTATTCATAGCAGTTGAAAATAAATCTTTTAATGATAGAGTGACGCCGGTATTAATTTCCGCCATTATATTCTCCCGCGTACCGCTTTAGTTACATTTACCGCTTTCTCATGCCAGAATGATAGTTGATCCCAGTGCATATCCATAAGCGTTGAAAAATCCATTCCAGGAAGCAACATAAGAATTTCTGCAACCATTTCAGCGACACGATCGCAGACTTCTTCTAAGCTTAAACATTCTCCGCTGTCTCGCTTTGCGGAGTCTCTTTCTCCTCCGCTTTGGTAGGGTTTTCGTTATATTCCTTTGTTGAAAAATAAGAAACCCATACATAAGCAAGCTCTGTTCGAATTCGCGACCAATCTTCAATATCAATCTGATACACAACAGACAGCGGTAAACCGGATAACGATGAAAAAAGCGAAGCATCAGCGGCGGCGCTGTCAACAGGATTCGAACCGACCGCGATAAAATCTTTTGTTTTAGGACGCTGTATTATTATTTTAGTAACATCAAGCTCCCCTACTTTTATAGGATGTTTCAGTTCAAATTCTTTTGCCATGATATTTCCTTATGCCAATCTAGGGCTGGTGCCGGAATTATAAGTGATGTCCATTTCGGCATCGCCGAGTTCTCCCGGCTCCGTAACCCACGCCTTCGGCATCATGTACTGCTTGCCGCCTGTCGTAAAAATTGTAAGTGTATCTTCACCGATGTTTGACATTTCTTCAACGCCAAGCGCTCCTGTTGCGTTAAGCTTCAGCTTCAATTCTGCGAATGTTTGGCTTTCGGTATACCCTGTATTTTCAGGTACTTCACCGGCTTTTGTTTCGCGTTTTATTCCGGCGGGTTTAAAAGTCGCTCCCTTTTCCTGAATAGGCAATTCACCTAACGCTTGTGATATAACTCTCTTTACTCTTTCAAGTTTCATGTCCTGCCCCCTATTTAAACTGCGTCAGTCCCGCAGCAATGTAGAACTGTCCTATTAGATTCGGCTCGTGAGAATACTCAAGCCTTGTTTTGCTTCCGGCTTTAATTTCCACAAAAATTGATTTTTTGTACGCTTCAAAATCTTGACACCACTGTTTGGTTTTAATAAATACTTCCTGATAAAGCTCCGCAAGGAAAGAACGGAAAACCCCCGGGGACATCACACGCGCTCCCGCTCCGAAATTTTCGCTTGTGCTTGCGAGCTTCCATGTTTTAAACCGTTTTTTTGCTTCAGCGTTGATATATGTACGCACAGCGTCAACAGTTTCCGTAACCTGTACGTCAAGGTAACTTGTGTCTCTGCCGCCGTCCGTGTTTTCGGTGTAGCTTGTTACCAGACGTTCAATTAGTACGTTGCCTGTCGTATCCAAGCGGTACGTCGCGACACCAGCTTCAAGAAGTTTTTGCCTTTCTTCAAAATCAAACGATGTTCCTGCTGTCAGATCCGCAATTTTTGTATCGTAGGTGTTGGCAGCTGGATCGTCCGCGAGAATTCTGCATGCAGATGCGCACCATGCCGCAGCCCAGACACACGGCAGTTCTGGATTTTTACCGTGAGGAATGAGTACAATATGCGGAGAGTTTACCTCTCCCGCTTTTGCCAGCAAAGTACCCTCTTCTGTTTTGCTTCCAAGGTTGCCCGAAAGCGAGATGTACATTCTGCCGCCGATTTGACGCATCGGACCATAACGTGATTCAAGTTCGGCAGAACTTGTTCGGATATTTTTAGCGTCATTAAAATCGCTTGCGATAAAGTTGTAGCGTGTTTCGCCAAGCCCCTCAAGGAAAGGCTTAATGTCCGTTACACCTTGCCCTTCCAGCGTTTCCTTTTCTGTTATAGAAACACTGTCAACGAATGAAAAAACAGTTACGCTGTTGTTGTTGCCCGCTTCGCCTTTTATGTTAGCTGAAATAGTAACGGCGGAGGCATCAGTCTCGGCTGTTATAGGCAGGGNAAGTTCGCCATTGATCCTCGCGGTAATCGCCGCGGCGACCGCCGTGGCATCCGCAGATTTTGCGATAGCCGCGTCATATCCCATGCCGTTTACAATAATACGAATCATTCCGGCAGCCGTAGCGGATCCATTGACCGTAAATTTTTTCTTCCAGACCGTCCCCGCTTCCGGTTCGGGAATAGGAAGCACATACAGTTCTTCCGTTTTATTAAGCGAAAGAAACGTTTCTGCCATGATAGCGGCAGGGCTGCCATGCCCGAAAAGCTGATGCGCTTTAGCCGCAGAAATTACATTGACAGGTTTTCCGCTTTCGGCTTCCGATGTAGAAAGCTTATGTCCTATCATCAGAGCCTTTTTGATGTCGCTTTGCGCACCCGCAAGCGAATTGTCGATTTCCTGATACTGTCCGGGAACCAAAAGATTTGCCGGAATTTGTTTAATCGGTACAGGCATGTATAACCTCCAAATTTACGTTATCTTGAGCGGAGGCATTTTCAATATTATGCTCCGCGTCATAGCCTTCAAAATAATCAAGATCGGAAAATGATATTGTGTTTTCCAACTCCTGAACTTTCCATTTCCATCTAACGCCCCAAAGCGTTACGTTNATTTGATCNAGCGTCCCTGAATAAAGACATTCNGCTTCTATTCGTTCGCCGCCGCCCATGCTCCATTCAGCATCCAGATTTTTAATAACCGGAATTAACGCCGAAACTATTTTTAAAGCGCCGTCATACAGACGATCTTTGCTGTCGGCGCGGTATAATATCCAACTGACAAAATTAATATCATGATCTTCATCCGCATAACGCATAAGAGTCGTTAATACAGCCGGAGTTTGATTCGCGAGCCGTTTTATTTCAGTTTCGTTAAACTGTCCCGGATGCGCCGCTATATGCAGTTTTGCGTTTTCTTTAAACGCTTTTTTTATCTGTGAAACCGCTTCGTCGCGTATGTCAACTAACGTCATGCTACCTGCCTCTTCATAAATTCATCAACCGCGTCCTGCAGTTCGGCGATGTTATCTGTGCTGATTCCAAGGAATTCCCTGCGGCGTTTTTCGCTCTTTGCGTTCTGGTGATAATCCGCGTATTCCATTGGAGAGCCGATAATAACCGAATCGCTTCCTGAAATCTGATGTTCAATAGACATTTTTAAAAGCCCTTCTCTTGTCAAAATACCACCGCTTGAAACAAAACCTTTTCGGGTTTTGTATTTTTCATTCAGCTCACGCCAAGGATCGCCTTTTGGATCACGTTCGGTATCAAACCGCTCTTTGGTTTGTTCTTCAACAACCATTCCAAGGCTGCTTAAAAGTTTGTCGGTATCGCCGCCTGATAACATAAAAGATGTTATTTTTTGCGCAAGACCCTTTACCTCACTTAAATTAACTTCAACAGCCGCGCCCATTAATACATCCCGCCTTTTTTGAAAAATCTGCCGTCAGTAATGCCGTCTGCTTCGTTTGCAGTAACAACTTCAGAAGACTGTAAGCCTGGACCTTCAAGACCGCCCTGGTATTCGCGATTAATTTTATTTAAAAGGCTCATATTATCGCGATATTTTTCCCTCGCGTCCTCACTGCCTGAAACAGCGTCGGTCAGCCTATAAAGCGCGATGTCAGTACAAATGCTGTTCAGCGCGTCCGCGAATTGCGGATTGACAGGCAGGGTAATCTCCCCGGTTTCTCTATCCAAAAGCCAGGGGAGATTTGCGGTAATAATCCCTGTCGCGTCCTGCAAAGCGATTTCAATCCGCCCGCTGTCAGGTTCGCCGTCATCATTTGTCGGCATGATCGCTGACTGCGGAATGCGTGAAAGAAATCGTTCTACAGAAACTAAAGGGATCATTCGTCCGCGCCGTCCTTTTTATCTTTACCGATAACAACCCATGGATCTTTTTTAAGAGCCGCAAGCTGTTCTTCCGTAACATTGTAGGTTTGGGCTTTCTGCGTCAAAACCAACCCAGCGCGGCGGTATTGCGGATATTCCGTTTTATGCCGCAGCGTAACAGGCGATTTTTTTGAATCGTCTTGTTCTTTTAACTGCGGAGTATCCTGCGGATCACTCTTTTGATCTGCTTGTGAAAGATCTTGCTGGTTTGTCTGCGGAGTCGCTTTCGGATCAAAACCGTTTTCGCGTAACAGCTTCCATGCGTCTTTCTCCTTTAAGCCGTTTTGCTTTGCCATTTCAGCGACAATTGCGTTACGTTCAGCAATAGGAGCGTTTGTGATACGTTCAACCCAAGAAATAATTTTTTCCTTATCCATTGATAACCTCCTATGCAGATTCGCCGATATAATCCACCACGATCAGCTCCGCTGTGTGATAGTTTCCGTTCGATTCGCCGTTATTGATGAATTGTTTTTCCAATAAGGCTCTGGCTGCTCCTTCATTGGTCGGATCGACAACAAGGTGAGTCGGAATAATTCCCATCGGTGAGCCGCCGTCACGCTTGAAGGTTCTCATTTTCAAACGTGCTGCTTCATAATTGGCGGCGGTAAGTTCTGTTTTTGAAGCGATCGCCTGCTGCCATAAACCGTAGCCAAAACTGCCGCGATACCTGATACCGTAAAGATACTGATCTTTCATGAAGACAGAATCATTTTTGGTGTCGGTGATTTCTTCAAATTCGGGAGTTGAACGCTGCTGTAAAATCAGCGGCTTCAGGCTTCCGCGAAGGGAAAGAAGGAACCAAGGAATTTTGTTTCCCGTACCGACGATATTTGAAACCATTGACGCGGCTCCCGTTCCGTCAACTTTGGCATATACCGGATGTTCGGTATCAAAGAACGGCTGTCCGTCAAAGCAAAGATTGGTAAAACCTTTTGTCAGGAGATCCGCGATGCTCTGATTGAAAAAGCGTTCAACTTCGTCAGCCATTTCCTGCGCGAGAACGGAATACTGACCGAAGTTATCGTCTTCAATCGATGCGCGATCAACGCCGAGCGTCGCTTCATACTTTTTGTTGACAATCTGATATGCCGCTTCGGAAATGTCTTTGATAACACGATCGCCGACCCATTCGCGCAATTGCGGGAACTGACCAAGCCAGCCGTATGTGTTGCTGATTGTATTGCTGGTGATTATGGTCGCAATCTTTTTATAGATTGATTCCGCTCCCAGCTCTGCCATGCGGTTTTTAAATTCGCCGCGGAGTAATGTCCGTAAATTTTGCAGTGTTTGATTTGTAATAATCATTTACCTGCCTCCTTTAATTTTGCCCATTCTTCGGGCGTTTTCCCCGCCGCTTTCGCGAATGATGCTTCTTCGCTGTTAAGCGAAATTTGCGCGTCCGGCGCGGCGTTTGCGGGGGTCGATTCCGTACTGATAATAGCCGGGCTTGCGGCAATAATATTCCTGAAGGTTTCAAGCCCTTCTTTTGTCGAACACAAAACAAGATATTGATCTTTGCTTGCGGGAGCAATTTTACGATTGGCGATCGCTGTATCGACAGCCGCCTCCGCGTCTTTTTTAAGCTGCTCCGCGTTAAGAGCGGCGATCTGCTTTTCCGCGGTTACAGCCCTTGTTTCCATCGCGTTTAAATCCGCGCGTGGAGCGTATGCGGCAAGATCAACCTTTAATTTTTCCGCTTGCAGCGCGGTTGTTTCTTTCGCCGCGTTCAGCGTTTTTACCGCGGCAATCACATCCGCTTCAGTCGCCGTTTCGGGCAAGCCCAAAAGCGTTAAAAGTTCCTTAAACATAGGAACCTCCTTTTCATTATTTTCTAACCGCTCCGAATTAAGAGCGGGAAGTTCCAAGTTTGGAGTGTTGGTAAGAGCCGCGCGGAGAATGCAGTTTATCTCGCCTTTCTCGTTATGCGAAAAAACAGGGGAAATAAAACGGTATTCTTTTTTGGCAACCGCGTCGCGCCCGCGTTCGGTCCATTCGACATCCGCCCAAATAGCGCCGGTTTCATCGGCGCATAAATTTTTCATCCAGCCGAATGCGGGAGAAGAACCGCCCCTGGGAGCGCTTAAATCCGTGGAATGGTTTTCATCAATCGGTAACAGCGGGAATCTTGCGTTGGAATTTAACGCGACCTGTTTTGGATTCTGGTTTTTCCATTCGCGTTTGTCGCGCCCTTTGACGATGTTATCTGAAGGGATCAGCATTATTCTGGTAGGGATTCCTTCTTCAAAATTGAGGGATAAAAAAAGACTGCCCGTTTTCATACAGGCAGTCTACAAACAAAAAACGGCGTTTTTGCATTAACCGGAATTATTATAAAAATTCCAAAAACGGCAGATACGGAAGAGTTCTTTCAAATTTTTCACTCCTGCCTTCCCTCCAGAGGGTGTACGCCAAATTGAAACTGATGTTGTACTCCCGTGCAAGATTGTTTATGGATTCGTTTTTTGAATAATTGCGCTCGTATATTTCAAGCGCGATAGTTTTTCTGAAAGCGCAGCGTTCAAGAGGTATATAAACCTGCAGGCCTCCGAAACGGAACATAAGCTTTTCCAGTATTTTTTGCGCGGGGCTGTCACCTACGGCGTCGGCGAGAGCCCCGAGAATGCCTTTCGCGCTTGCGCCGTTTTCTTTGACAAGCGGGATATATAGATATTGCCCGCCGAAATGCCTGAACAGGGCGCGGACGCCTCTCTGCGCGGTTTCTCCTCCTACGGCATCGGCGCATAATAAAACCATGTCAACGGCGAGCGTATTGTCATCAGGATTATCTTTTTTTCCCATGAAACACCTCCGAAGTATCGGGATCAAAACCAGCTTTAAACATCATGTCGCGTAACGCTAAAATTACTTTTTGCGCAAGTTCTACGTTGAGAAAGCGAAGCGCGTCCACGCGGGCGATTCTTTTTACAAACGCTATAAGAGCCGCTTCGCTTTTATTGCGGGCGCAGGCCGCCCACATCCCTTTGATGTATTCAAGCTGGTCAAGCGTAGCCAGCCCTTTCTCAAGCGGCTGGACGCGGTTCGGAGTCTTCACAGCTAAAGCAGTGTGCTCAAAACCGTTTTTCCGCATGGCTTTCAACGCCTGTTCGAGTTGGCGAATTGTCATTTTTTTGGTTGAATCCCTGCCGCAGGAACCGGATAAAAAAGCGCGGTACNCTTCTTCATTCATGCCCATTTTGCCCTTTCCGATATGGATTAACTGAATGAGCTTTTTTCGCTTGTTTTCGGTGGTCGCAGACCTCATTTAAATACCCTCCCAGAGCGTTATGCTGTACAGCGTAATGGGGTCAATCGGCATTGTTGTTATTTTCCTCTACCCGTTGTTTTTGGAATTTTGTAAGAGCAAATCTAGCCATATATTGTGCCATTGCATAAGTAGCAAACCCTTCAACGGAACCAAACTTTTTTTCCTTCACATAGCCTAATATTTCCCGGTAGTTATCAACCTTTACTTGTAATGTTTTGCTGTCCCCATTTAATTTTGAATTTTCCAATAACCCATGAAGAACAAGATACCGTACAAGGTTTGATACTTTTGAGAATCCCATTGGCCGACTTGATTCAAGCAACTCTTTATAGATGTCTGGTTCAATGGTGATTGTTATTTTTCTATTTTTCATAATTCCCCTCCCAATTTATTTTTTACAAAGCGTTTACCACTTCCGCGTCAACGCATTTAGCGCCGAGTTCGCAAGCGGAGTTCATCGCTTTCATACACCAATTGTTTATCAGCAGCGGATAAGC